GGCTTGATGATGGCTGGTACACCATTACAACTTATGGCATCTAGCTATGACGAGTACAACAAGGATATTCAGAATTGGGAAACTAACAAGAATAACAGTATCTACAATGAATATCTTAATGGCATGAACTACCGCAACGAGGCAAGCACCGCACGAGCAGCGGCAAGTAATGCTAAGAAACAAACTAGAATGGCTATGCTAGGTACGATATTGAGTGGTGCATCTAGTATTTATGGACTTAAAGGTCAATATGCAAGTAAGAGTGCAGGTGTTGGTAATAACTACTACACACCAGCTAGTGATGCACTAGAGGCAGCTGGTATGCCTAAGATGAAATTCGTAACCAAAGGTACTATCAGAAATAATAGGTGGGGTATCTAATGAAGTTAATAGGCTATGATAGCAATCAACGCTTAAACACAATTAATGGCGGTGTACAAGCTAACGTAAATGAAATGGCTTATGGTGGTAACACACAAGGCATGGATAACCTCACAAAAGCCATTGGTGATTTAGGCAATACAATGCTAACAATACAAAAGCAAAAGGAAATGACCGATGTTGTAAATGCAACAAACGAATATAATGCCATGATGAATGATTGGCTATATAACCCTGATAATGGTGCTATGAACCGAAAGGGCGAAAACGCTTTGACAATTCCGCTTGATTATCAGAACCAAGAGAAACGAGCAAGGCAGGTTATAGCTGAAAAGTATGGCTTTAAATTCAATGATGCGGTCAATGCTTTTAATAAAGTTGTAGATAATGATATGACTAATACTACAAACACGATCAATAAGTTTGTACGAGGTCAATTTGAAGATAGTGCTATGAAAGCGCTAGATATGAATGTGCAAAACATATCTAATAATGCGGTGGTAAATGCAAGCCCTGATGCATTCGATGATGCTATGAAACAAGTAAGCGGTAGTGTAGCAGCACAATTATCTAACCTTGGTTATGATGATAACACTATACGTTTACAAGTTAAGAAAGCGCAACAAAACATTGCTACAACAATGATTGAAAAGAAAATGGCTGATGATGATTTAGATGGTGCTAATAAGGTTATCAATCAAGCTGCCATGTCAGGTTTAATCGATGAAGAAAAAATCATGGGTTATCGTCAAAAGGTGCGTAATGCATCAATGGTATTAGCTACATCAGATGATAGCAAGATTGATAGTATCATTGGCGAGTTTGACCCTAATGACCCTGACTTATTAACCAAAGTTACAGATAAATTGTTTAATGGTGGTTTTGGTAAAGTCGCTGGTGCTAGTGGCGGTGGAAATGCAAGCGTTCAAGACCTCATGGCTGCAGTTATGGGGCAAGAAAGTAGTGGTGATGCTGGAGCGGTTAATGGCAGAACTGGTGCGTATGGACTATTCCAAATATTGCCTAGTAACTGGCCTGAATGGAGTGAACAAGCTGGTATAGCTGGTGCGGACATGACAGACCCTGAGGCACAAAAGAAAGTTGCTGCATATAAACTTGGTGAATATGCCAAAGAGTATGGTGTTGAGGGTGCATTTGCTGCTTGGTATGCTGGGCCCGGTAATGGTGCTAGGTGGAGAGATGGTGCGCCTGATGCTATTGATGGTGATGGCAACCATTATTCATGGGATGCACCACAAGGCAATGGTGATGAGCCTAGTGTTCGTCAATATATACAAGAAGTTAAAGCAAAATTATTTGGTGGTGAAAAAGCTAGGGAAGAAACACCAGCAGAGGCACAAAAGCGAAAAGATATGATCCAACGTAACGTGGCAACACGTTTACAGGTCATGGCTAAACGTAAAGCACAAATTCTTGAAAACCAAAAAGTAGAGATTGAACAACGTGTAGCAGCAGCGGTTAAGAATGGTGCAACTGATGTTGAAGTATTGAAGATGCGACAAGACTACGCAGAAACGCATCCTGAATATCAAAGAGCGATGCAAGGTCAACTAAACCAAGCACAAATATCTGTAAACAAAGCAGCTGCAAAAGCATTACAAGCTAAATCAGTAAATGTATTAGCGGTTAAGGCTGCAATCGCTAATGGACAATTCAAGTCTATGGGCGATTTAAATAGTTACCTAGGAGAAATGGGTGTGTATTTTACCGCTCCACAACTGGCGGATATTAACCATGAATTTGATGAATATTCAAATGGTACTGGGAAGTATTCCCCTGATATGGCTGGAATGAAAAGTAGCATAGAAAACTTAGCTGGTAGAAAAATAGATGGTGTTGAATGGCAAGGGGTATCAACTGCAGTTTATCCTAAAGTACAAGAGTTTAGGGAGAAAAACGGATATGACCCATCGCCAGCACAAATGGCACAATGGGGTGCTGATGCGGTAGCAGAACAAACAATCGCATCAACTGAAACTGGTAAATATTGGGGTGTAGGTAAGTTAGCAAATGCCTTTGGTGGTAAAGGCGCTGCAATATCTTACACGAACGCACAATTAGCATCACAAGGAATGTATGGTCTATATAACACAACTGGTGCAGATGGGCAGCCGTACTATGTGTACAAAGATGCTAAAGGTGAGGAATACACCATTACACCAGCAGAATTAGCTGAAAGGTTAGGACAATAATGAGTGATTATAAGATTACACCTGAACAAGCAACAAATGGTACGTTTAGTGTTAGATCACACGCAAACGTAAGATTTGAGGGCGGTGTTCAACAACAAGTAACAGACAATTCATATGGTAAAGCTATTAGCAATGCAGCTAGTGGTGTAAGTGATTGGCTAACAAAAGACCCATCAACCGCTACTGTTGATATGAATGCTATGAACGCATTAACACAAACTGATGTTACACCGCAACAAAGCGAAAACTTTGTAAATAAAGCTGGTGAAATCTTACAACCTGTAATGCATCGTGCAGAGCAAATCTATTTGTGGAATAAAGCAGACTGGGCGCAATCAGCATATGATAGTGGTGAGGCACTAGGTATTAGTCCTGACCTTATCATGGCGAGCGGTCAAGATGGTATTAGACGAGCAGAGGCAGCGGCAGCACAAATCAATAGAGGTAAAACTCTTAATGAAGTGTATGAGTTGTACCCTGAATTGGTTGGTATCAATTATAAAAACTCCGCAGAGGCGATCACTACTCTTCAAAACCTACAATCTGTAAAAGATACGTATGGTGTATGGGATAGCATCCAACAAAGCACATGGGCTATTAACGACCAAATCAAACTAGGCAAAGTGGGTATGGAGTTATCAACTGCTACTGACCCTAAACGTATTCAAGAACTTAACGATGAGGTAGAGCGGTTACAATCTAACTTATCTAAATATCGTAAAGCGGATGAGTACGATGTATTGGAAACAGTAGCTGGTGCAACTGCTAGTCAAGCATACATGATGGCTGCACAAGCTATCATGGGTTCTAATCGTGCTGCAGAGGGTATGGCGTTGGGTGCAGCGGCTGGTGCTATTGCTACTGCTCCAGCTGGTGGTGCTGGTGCTATTCCAGCTGCATTAGCTGGTTTGAGTACTGGTGTTCAGGTTGGTATGGCTGAACAGATGTATCAAATGTCTTTTGGTAACAAATACCTTGAACTTATTCAAAAACGAGATGCAAACGGAAATCAAGTATATTCTAATGAAGAGGCTAGAAAGTATGCTATGTCATACGCTGCTATTGATGCTGGTATCGAATTTGTAGCAACTAAAGCTATCGGTAAAAGTATAACTAATGTTGCACCTAAATCAGCGTTAGCGAAAGTAATTACAAATGGCACAACAGATGTTGCAGCAACTTTTGATAGAGGTATTGGTACAACTGTTGCACAAATGGCTAAGAACTCTATTAAAGCTGGTGTACCTGAACTCTTTGAAGAGGGTTTGCAAGATGTAAACGAAAAGGTGCAACACAACCTAACACGCAAGGATAATGACCTAGAGGGTTATTATAGCGTAGGTGATATTGTTATAGGTTCACTAGATGCAATGAAACAAGCATTGCCAGCGGTAATCGGTTTTGGTGCTATCGGTGGTGCAGTAGGTGGTGTACGTACTGCAAAGGCT